CTTCAAAGCCGTCATGACTTGCGACACCCACTGGCTTCGCGCCCGTGGGATAGCAGCTGACGGCCCCACCTCGGTTCTCAACCAAGAGTTCCAGGTGGTGGAGGGTGGCAGACTGACTGTAGTTCCGAAAAACGCAAAAACGGATCGTACCATATTGGTTGAACCAACTGGTAACCTCTTCTTGCAGGTTGGAGTTGGCGGCTTCATACGCCAAAGACTCAAAACTGTGGGGGTTGATCTGAACAGCCAGGAGCTAAATCAACGTCTTGCCCGCGAGGGCTTGGCGACGATCGATCTCAAGGCTGCCAGTGATTCCGTTTACCGTGAGCTGGTTTACCAGCTTCTTCCCCTGGACTGGGCACACTACATGGATTGTATCCGGTCGAAGCGTTACAGCATCGACAAGGGTCCGTTCATGCAGCTGCACAAGTTTAGTTCCATGGGGAACGGTTTCACGTTCGAACTCGAGTCTCTCATCTTCTGGGCCTTGGCCAAGTCGGTGATGGACGAAGAGGACGTTCGTGGTTGCGTTAGTGTGTTCGGGGACGACATCGTCGTACCTGTGAGCATTGCCCCGCGTGTTTGCGCAGTCCTCGAAGCCGTAGGCTTCGAACTGAATCGCGAGAAGACCTTTATCGAGGGTCCGTTTCGCGAGTCATGTGGTTCCCATTGGTTTGGGACCCGTGACGTGACACCGGTGTATCAGAAAGAACTGACCGAAGAGAAGCATGAGTTTACTAGGGCATTTAACCGCCTTGTTAGACTCGCGCGCCGACTTGGACCCGACGGTAACGCTCGGGATTCCAGAGTGAGGAACTCACTACGCACGATGATTCGGACGGCCCCTAGGGGCTATCTCGACTTCGCGCAGCCGGATGTAAATGGGCCAGACGATGGCCTTCTTGTTTTTGAGTCAGATCCTTTCTGGTTGAAGAAAGCTGCTTCCCAGCGGCTCATTCAACTGCCTAAGCACAGAGTTGGTGATGAACCAGCTCTGCTCGCTATCAC